AGCACCGACATCGACACCGACAGCACCGACAACGATGTAGCTGACGCGGAAAAAGTAAAAACGGAAGCGGTCACAACGGATGACCGGGTATCAGTAGAAACGCTGGCTACCCTGCATGTTGACGCGTTACATGCCACGCGTAACGAACCGGTATCCATCGTTGAGCCCGGAGTGATTATCCGCGTATCCGAACAGGATGCAGACGAGCTGATCGCAAAGGGGCTGGCTCGCGAAGTCTGAAGGGGGCCGCATGGCTGATTTCGATAATCTCTTTGATGAGGCCATGTCGCGAGCTGATGGCACTATCCGCAGTGTGATGGGCACAGAGGCAAAGGTGATGTCAGGCTTATTGTCTGGCATCACGTTGGTCGGTGTCTTTGATGATCCAGAAAACATTGGTTATGCGGGAGCAGGGATCCGTGTTGAAGGTACCAGCCCGACGTTGTTTGTAGAAACCTCCACTGTCAGCCAGTTGCAGCGTATGGACACCCTGACGATTAACGGCCGGTCATTCTGGGTTGATCGTATCGGTCCGGATGACTGTGGTTCCTGTCATATCTGGCTGGGTAACGGCTCTGCTCCACCTTCCTCGCGTCGCCGTTAAGGAGCGCCTATGTCAATAAAAGGCCTTGAGCAGGCCATAGAGAACCTTAACAGCATCAGCAAAACGGCTGTCCCGCGTGCGTCGGCGCAGGCCGTTAACCGCGTGGCAAACCGGGCTGTCAGCCGTAGCGTTGCAGTCGTATCAAAAGACACCCGCGTACCGAGAAAGCTGGTAAAGCAACGCGCCAGGGTGAAGCGTGCGACGGTCAATAAGCCCCGTGCGCTTATCCGGGTGAACCGGGGAAATTTACCGGCCATAAAACTCGGCACTGCAAGCGTGCGTCTTTCCCGCAGAAAAAGGGATAAGAAAGGGGCCAACAGCGTTCTGCGCATAGGGCCGTTCCGTTTTACGGGTGGTTTCATCCAGCAGCTTAAAAATGGCCGCTGGCACGTCATGAGGCGAACGTCAAAACCCCGTTATCCCATTGAAGTAGTCAGCATCCCGCTGGCAGCTCCGTTAACTACGGCATTTAAAGAAGAACTGCCGAAGCTTATGGAGTCGGATATGCCCAAAGAGCTCCGGGCATCCCTTACCAACCAACTCAGGCTCATTCTGACACGATGAAACACAGCGATATCCGCAAGGTAATTATTGACGCGCTTGAAAGCGCGATTGGTACTGACGCCATTTATTTTGACGGCAGGCCTGCAGTGCTCGAAGAGGAAGATTTCCCTGCTGTAGCCGTCTATCTGACAGATGCGGAATACACCGGGGAAGAACTGGATGCAGACAGCTGGCAGGCCATTCTGCATATCGAAGTCTTTCTTGGGGCTCAGGTGCCTGATTCTGATCTGGATGACTGGATGGAAACGCGGGTGTATCCGGTTCTCGCAGAGGTTCCGGGTCTTGAATCCCTTATCACCACAATGGTTCAGCAGGGTTATGACTACCAGCGCGATGACGATATGGCGCTGTGGAGTTCTGCCGACCTGAAATATTCCATTACTTACGACATGTGAGGACCCTATGGCCACACCAAACCCGCTGGCACCAACAAAAGGTGCTGGTACCACCCTATGGGTTTACACCGGAACCGGTGACCCCTATGCCAACCCGCTTTCAGACGTTGACTGGCTGCGCCTGGCAAAGATTAAAGACCTGCAGCCCGGTGAACTGACGGCTGAATCTGAAGATGACACCTACATCGATGATGAAAATGCCGACTGGACATCAACCATGCAGGGGCAGAAATCAGCCGGTGAAACCAATCTGACGCTCGCGTGGATGCCGGGAGATTCCGGTCAGCAGGACCTGGTGAACTGGTTCGATGAGGGCACCGTGAGGGGATATAAAATCAAATACCCAAATGGTGTTGTCGATGTGTTTAAGGGCTGGGTGAGCAGCCTCGGTAAAACCATTACTTCCAAAGAGGTCATGACCCGCACGGCCAAAATCACAAACAACGGCAAACCATCGCTGGCAGAGGACAGCGGTACCGCGCCGATTGCTGTCACGGGGATCAGTCTGGATAAATCCACTGCAACTGTAGCGGTCGCAGCCACAACGCAACTGGTGGTTTCAGTCCTTCCGGCCAGTGCGTCAGATAAATCCTTCCGCGTAGCCAGCTCTGATCCTTCAAAAGCAACGGTCACTGTTAACGGCAATACCCTGACTGTCACCGGCGTGGCGGCGGGCACCGTCGAAATCATCGTTATGAGCAATGACGGTAACTTTGTGGCGATCTGCAAAGTCACTGTTTCCTGATAACCGGGGCGCGAGCCCCGTTCCCCCGGAGTAAATATGTTTCTAAAGAGCGAACTGCTTGAATGCAACGGCAGCAGCGTCACATTGTTCCAGCTGTCAGCGCTACAGCGTATTGAACACCTCGAATACCTGAAACAGCTGGAAGCGGTTGAAGTGGGCGATTTTCAGGCGGCCATTACCTTTACTGTGAAGAGTGGAGCGTATCTCGTCGCAATGTCGCTCTGGCACGGCCATCCTTTGAAAGGCTCACAGGGAGAAAACGCGGCGGCGGAAGTGGCAAAGATTCAGGAGGAGGTCATGCAGACATGGCCGACCGAACTGGTTGCCGAAGCGGAATATAAGGTGAAACTCCTGTCCGGGATGATTGCGCCTGTCATTGAAGAACCGACTTCATCCGGTGAAGAACGTAATGATCCCGCTGAACCCGTTACTGCGGAAAAGTCCTCGCCAGTGAGCTGAAATTTGCCATGAAACTGGCGCGTGAGTTCGGTCGCCCGGACTGGCGTGCCATGCTTGCTGGCATGTCCTCTACGGAGTACGGCGACTGGAAAATCTTCTACCAGGACAATTACTTTCATGATGCGCAGCTGGACGCACATTTCTCCGGCTTGCTCTACACCATCTCAACCCTGTTTTTTGCCGATCCGGAGTTAACCCCGGACAGTTTCAGCATTCTTTCCTCTGCACCGGAAGCCATCGACATCGATGATCCGGATGACGATACGCTGATGGCGAAGGCTGCAGGTATTTCAGGAGGCGTGCGCTATGGCCCAGACGGCAGTCGGTGATCTGGTCGTTAACCTTGACGTTAACTCGACAAAATTCAACGAGCAGCTCAGCTACGTCAAAAAAGAATTAAAACAGACCGGCAATACGGCAAACGACGAAGCGTTACGTATCCAGCAGTCCTTCAGCCGCCAGGAGAACGCAGCGCGCAAAGCGGGTATTTCTGTGGGTCAGTATAACGCCGCAATGCGTATGCTCACGGCGCAGTTTACCGATGTGGCCACGCAGCTTGCGGGTGGGCAGAACCCCTGGCTGATTCTGCTTCAGCAGGGCGGTCAGGTTAAAGACTCCTTTGGCGGGATCATTCCGACATTCCGGGCGTTGCTGGGGACGATTTCCCCGTTGATGGTCGGCATTGGTGCATTGTCCGTTGCAACGGGCGCGTTGTTCTATGCCTGGTACCAGGGCTCTTCCACTCTGTCTGATTTCAACAAAACGCTGGTACTGTCGGGGAACACAGCCGGACTGACCGCTGACCGCATGCTGGCACTGGCGCGGAACGGACAGGCAGCGGGGCTGACCTTCAACCAGACCAGCGAAGCCCTGACAGAGCTTATCAACGCGGGTGTGCGTGCTGGCTCGCGCTTTGATGACATGAGCCAGGCGGTGGCGCGGTTTACCGATGCCTCCGGCGTGCCGGTGGAAAAGGTCGCAGCAGCCTATGGCAAGCTCGCAACTGACCCGACATCGGGCCTGATCGCTATGGCCCAGCAGTTCCATAACGTTACCGCTGAACAGATTGCCCATGTGGCGCAGCTGCAGCGTGCCGGTGATGAGGCTGGCGCACTGCAGGCGGCTAACGAGGCTGCTACAGCCGGATTCAACGATCAGTCCAAAGCCATCCGCGACAATATGGGGACGATTGAATCTTCAGCGGACTCCCTGAAGCGAGCCTTCAAATCGATGTGGGATGCAGCCCTCGATATTGGCCGACCTGACACCGCGCAGGAGATGGTGGCAAAAGCCGAAGCCGCGTTCAAAAAAGCCGATGAAATCTGGAACCTGCGTAAAGGTGACCGATATGTCAACGATGAGGCCCGCGCCAGATTCTGGAATGACCGCGAAACGGCCAGGCTGGCGCTGGACATGGCGCAGCAGCAGGCGGGAATTGCCAGGGCGAATGAAGAGAATGCATCGCGCGAAGCGGCAGCGGAATCGGATCGCCAGAAGTATGCTGCGCAGGCTCAGGCAAACTATGCCAAAACGCAGACGGCACTGGAGAAATACACGGCCAGGCAGAGCGAGCTCAACAAGGCGCTGAAAGAGGGGCGGATCCTCCAGGCTGACTACAACATCAACCTGGCTGCCGCGAAAAAAGAGTACGAAGACACCCTTAAAAAGCCGAAGAAGACCCCGGCAATCAGAACCCCCGCAGGTGCCCGTGCAACCGATACGGCCAGCGCCCAGACGCTGGAGCTGCAGGCACAGCTGCGCACCCTGCAGGAGCATAAGAGCATCAATGACACCATCAACCAGCAGCGTCAGGAGCTGTGGCGTCAGCAGTCCCGCTTTACGGTTCTGGAAGAGGCCGCGAAGACCCGGACGCTTTCTGCCGAGGAAAAATCCCTGCTGGCCAGTAAAAGCGAGGTGCTTTCCCGTGCGGAGCTGAATGCGAAGCTTGGCGATCAGATAGTGGCGCAGGAGCGGCTTAACCGCCTGCAGGATACGTCCCAAAAATACGTCACGCAGATCGGCGAGAAAACCCGTGCCCTGGCGGAAAGTGCTGGTATGAGCAGTCGTGCAGCACAACGTCGCAATGAAGAGGCCCAGCTTCTTCAGGGCTGGAAAAATGGTGGCGGTTCGGAGAACGATGCCGGTTACCAGAATGAGCTGCAGGCGCTGCGTGCGTATTACGCCGAGCAGGATAAGCTTCGGGACGACTGGCAGTCCGGGGCCAAATCCGCATGGGCAGATTATGTTGATTCTGCTTCTGATGCTTATGGCCAGATGAAGTCGTTTGCCACCAGTACGTTTGATGGCATCGGGCAAAATATGGCTGACATGCTGACGCGCGGAAAGGCTGACTGGGCTGACTTCACCCGCTCCACGCTCTCCATGCTGACACAGATCCTGCTGAAACAGGCGATGGTAGGCCTGGTGGATTCAGCGACAACCGCGCTGGGATTTGCAGGTGGCGGTTATACCGGTTCAGGCGGGAAATATGAACCTGCAGGTGTCGTTCACCGTGGTGAATTTGTTTTCACCAAAGAGGCTACCAGCCGGATCGGCGTCGGCAATCTTTACCGGATGATGAAAGGGTATGCCACGGGTGGATATGTCGGGGGCGGTGGTACAGGCCCGGCTGCAGCACCTTTCGGTGTCAGTGTATATGCCCCGGTGACGGTCGAAAATGCTTCCGGTAACGCACAGCAGCAAAACGACGGTGACAGGCTGGGTAAAGCGTATCAGCAGGTGATTAACAAATCTGTCAACGATGGTATCGCCAGGGCAATCCAGCCCGGTGGACTCATCTGGAATGCGACCAATCGCAGGTAACAGTTATGACGATAGAAACATTTCCCTGGGGCATTAAGGTTTCCAGCCAGCCGACCGAGGGAAGCAAAGACACAGTCAGGAAAGTCCAGTTCGGCGACGGGTACGCACAGGTGAGCGGTTCAGGCCTGAATGATGAGATTCGCACCTATGAATATTCCTTTTCAGGGGATCCGACTACAGCGAATGAAATTCATGCCTTCCTTCGGCGGCATAAAGTGAAGTCGTTTATTTTCACTCCGCCTTTCGGCGATACCGCGCTGTGGCGTGTCGAGGCTGACACGCTCAAAAAGGTGGTTAAAAACGTAAAAGTGATAACCGTAACCGCAACGTTTGAACAGGCATTTGCACCATGAGTCTTAATGCTGATTATCAAAAACTCGAGCCGGGCAATGAAGTCCGGCTTTTTTCTGTCGATGGCACAGCGTTCGGTATGTCAGATGTACTCCGCTTTCACGCACATAACATCGCGCATACCCCGGAAGAGATTGAGGCTGCAGGCGGGGATGAGAATAAACTTCCGGCGAAATCCATCTGGTGGCAGGGGGAGGAGTATAAAGCCTGGCCGTGTCAGGTTGAGGGTATTGAAGCGACCACGGACGGTACCAGCCCACAGCCAAAACTGAGTGTGGCGAACCTGGACAGCTCGATCTCAGCGCTCTGTCTGGCGTATGACGATCTGTTGCAGGCGAAAGTGAGTATCCACGACACGCTGGCACAGTATCTGGACGCCAGAAATTTTCCGCAGGGCAATCCCACCGCAGACCCGTCACAGGAAAAGCTGAAGGTCTTTTATATTGACGCCAGAAGTACCGAGACGGATGAAACTGTTGAATTTACGCTTTCCAGTCCGATGGATTTACAGGGGCAGATGATACCTACGCGGCAGCTGCATTCGTTATGCAGCTGGTGCATCCGGAACAAGTACCGGACCGGCGACGGCTGCGACTATGCCGGAACGCGCTATTTCGACAAAAACAATAACCCGGTTGACGATCCCTCGCTGGATGTCTGCAACGGCACACTGACGGCCTGTAAGCTCCGGCACGGAGACAACAACGAGCTGCCGTTCGGCGGTTTCCCGGGTACATCTCTTATCAGGAGCTGATATGCGCCAGAAAACCATTGATGCCATCATGGCACACGCTGCAGCGGAATATCCGCGCGAGTGCTGCGGCGTGGTGGCACAGAAAAGCCGGGTTGAGCGCTATTTTCCCTGTCGTAACCTCGCAGCAGAGCCGACCGAACATTTTCACCTTTCACCTGAAGATTATGCAGCGGCAGAAGACTGGGGGACGGTGGTGGCCATTGTTCACAGCCACCCTGACGCGACGACGCAGGCCAGCGAGCTGGATAAGGCGCAGTGTGATGCAACGTTGTTGCCCTGGCATATTGTGAGCTGGCCAGAGGGGGATTTACGTACCATTCAGCCACGCGGGGAGCTGCCATTGCTGGAGCGTCCGTTCGTGCTTGGCCACTTCGATTGCTGGGGTCTGGTAATGAGCTATTTCCGGCAGACCCACTGTATCGAGCTCCACGATTACCGGGTGGATTATCCCTGGTGGGAAAACGACTACCCGGACAATTTCTATCAGGAGTGCTGGTATGAGTGCGGATTCAGGGAGTTTGATGGTCCGCCTCAGGAAGGGGACCTCGTCATCATGCAGGTGCAGGCCGATAAGTGGAATCATGCCGGGATTTTACTGGAGGGTAACATGCTGCTGCACCATCTTTACGGGCATCTGAGTCAACGTGTTCCTTATGGCGGATACTGGCAGGAGCGCACAATGAAGATCGTTCGCTATAAAGATGTAATGGCAGGTGAAACATGCAGGAAGTAATGACCCGCATTGAGCTTGGCGGCGTGCTCGGGAAAACATTCGGTAAAGTTCACCATCGCCTGATTTCCCGCGTGAACGAAGCGAGTGTTGCGCTGGCAAAGACTATACCGGGCTTTGAGCAGTTTATGATTTCCAGCCAACGCCGTGGTCTCACTTATTCAGTATTCAAAGGGAAAAAGAATATTGGTGTTGATGACCTGGGTTACCCGGTCACCGGCGATGTCATTCGCATTGTCCCGGTGATTATCGGGAGCAAAAAGGCCGGATTACTCCAGACAATACTTGGTGCAGTTCTGGTTGCCGTTGGGGCGGTGCTTAATTTCACACCCTGGGCTGCGGCATCACCATTCTTATACAAATTCGGTGCCGCAATGATGATTGGCGGGGTTGTTCAGATGCTTTCCCCTCAACCAGCGGGGCTGGCCAGCAAACAGAGTTCAGATAACCGCGCCTCATACGCGTTCGGTGGAGTCACCAACACCGCCGCGCAGGGCTATCCGGTACCGCTTCTTTATGGTCGTCGGCTAATCGGCGGTGCGATTATTTCTGCCGGGATTTATGTCGAAGACCAGCAATAAATAAAAACCTCCTTTCAGGCCACCTCAGGGTGGCCTTTTTTATGGGCGCAATATGGCTACATCTACTCCGATTAGAGGCCGCAAGGGCGGCAGCTCCAGTTCACGCACCCCGACTGAACAACCAGACGATCTCCAGTCCGTAGCGAAAGCCAAAATTCTTGTTGCACTGGGAGAGGGCGAATTTGCAGGGCAGTTGACGGCGAAGGATATCTATCTCGATGGCACGCCACTGGAGAATGCAGACGGATCGCAAAACTTCAGTGGCGTGGCGTGGGAATTTCGTCCGGGGACTCAGGCACAAAAATATATTCAGGGTATCCCCGGCACCGAAAATGAAATCAGCGTGGGCACCGAAGTGTCAAGCACCACCGGCTGGACACATACCTTTACCAACACGCAACTGTCAGCCGTTCGCCTGCGCCTCAAGTGGCCATCGCTTTTTAAACAGGAGGATGATGGCGATCTGGTTGGCTATTCAATTAACTACGCTATTGATCTGCAGACCGATGGCGGCACCTGGCAGACGGTACTTAATACCAGCGTAACCGGCAAGACAACTTCCGGCTACGAACGCAGCCATCGTATCGATTTACCACAGGCAGGCAGTACATGGACGGTGCGCCTGCGTAAGCTCACGGCGGATGCCAACAGCGCGAAAATTGGCGACACGATGACGCTGCAGAGCTACACAGAGGTCATTGACGCCAAACTGCGTTATCCAAATACCGCGCTGCTGTACATCGAATTCGACTCAAGCCAGTTTAACGGCTCTATCCCGCAAATATCCTGCGAACCGCGAGGGCGTGTAATCCGCGTTCCTGATACGTATGACCCGGAGACCCGCACCTACAGCGGCACATGGACAGGGGCGTTTAAGTGGGCGTGGACGGATAATCCAGCCTGGATTTTTTACGATCTGGTGGTGAGCGACCGCTTTGGGCTGGGCAATCGCCTGACGGCGGCCAATATTGATAAATGGACGCTTTATCAGGTCGCGCAATATTGCGATCAGCCGGTCCCTGATGGTAAAGGCGGTAGCGGCACTGAGCCTCGCTATACCTGTAACGTGTACGTACAGGAGAGGAATGACGCCTATACCGTGTTACGTGATTTTGCGGCGATATTCCGGGGGATGACGTACTGGGGTGGCGATCAAATCGTTGCGCTGGCGGATATGCCCCGCGATGTGGATTACAGCTACACGCGTGCAAATGTGGTTAATGGCCGCTTCACCTATTCGGGTAGCACCACCAAAACCCGCTATACTACAGCACTGGTTTCTTGGTCCGATCCGGGTAATGCCTACGCCGACGCGATGGAGCCGGTATTTGAACACGAACTTGTGTCTCGCTTTGGCACAAACCAGCTCGAAATGACAGCCATTGGTTGTACCAGGCAGTCAGAGGCAAACCGTAAAGGGCGCTGGGGTATCCTGACCAATAACAAGGATCGCATCGTGTCGTTCGATGTTGGTCTTGACGGCAAGATCCCACAGCCTGGTTATATCATCGCGGTTGCCGATGAGCTGCTTTCCGGAAAAGTGATGGGAGGGCGCATCAGCGCGGTTAACGGTCGCGTTATCACGCTTGATCGTGATTCGGCAGCCGCTCCCGGAAGCCGTCTGATGGTTAACCTTCCGTCCGGCGCATCGCAGAGCAGGACGATACAGAGCGTAAACGGCCGGGCCGTCACCGTGACAACGGCATACAGCGAAACACCTGCAGTGGAATCGGTGTGGATTGTCGAGTCCGAAGAGCTTTACGCGCAGCAATATCGCGTTATCAGCGTTACGGATAATAATGACGGAACGTATTCGATTTCTGGCGCTTTGCACGATCCGGATAAATATGCGCGTATCGATACCGGTGCCATTATCGACCAGCGGCCAATAAGTGTTATTCCGCCAGGTAATCAGTCCCCGCCAGCCAACATCATCATCAACTCATTCTCTGTGGTTCAGCAGAATGTGAACGTTCAGACCATGCGCGTCAGCTGGGACCAGGCGAAGAACGCCATCGCCTATGAAGCACAGTGGCGCCGCAATGACGGGAACTGGGTCAATGTGCCGCGCAGCTCCACCACATCGTTCGATGTTCCGGGCATTTATGCGGGACGATACCTGGTGCGCGTGCGTGCCATCAACGCCGCTGAAATTTCGTCCGGATGGGGGTATTCAGAAGAGAAAACGCTGACGGGCAAGGACGGGAATCCGCCGAAGCCGGTGGGTTTCATCGCGTCTGAAAACGTGGTGTTCGGTATCGAGCTGAACTGGGGGTTCCCGGCCAATACGGACGATACACTGAAGACGGAAATTCAGTACAGCCTGACCGGTACTGAGAACGATGCGATGTTGCTGGCCGATGTGCCATACCCGCAGCGTAAATATCAGCAGATGGGCCTTAAAGCGGGGCAGATTTTCTGGTACCGCGCACAGCTGGTTGACCGAACCGGTAACGAGTCCGGTTATACCGGCTGGGTTCGTGGGCAGGCAAGTATCGATGTTTCTGATATTACCGATGTGATCCTGGAGGACATCAAAGGGTCTGAGACGTTCAAGGATCTGATCGAGAATGCCGTTGATACCAACGAAAAAATTGCTGGTATGGCTAATGATATCCTGCAGGCGAATAATGAGCTCGAACAGCAGGCGCTGAAGATAGCCCAAAACGCCCAGGACATCGGGCAGGTTCAGACCGATGTGAAGGAACTGACAAGTAACGTTGGGGATGTGTCGTCATCTCTGTCTCAGCTTGAGCAGACCGTAGCAACGGCAGATACCGCTCTTGGCCAGCGTATAGATAACATCAGCGTGTCCATGGATGGTATGGCAGGAGGCGTAAAAAACTCTGCAATAGCCATTATTCAGAACGGGCTGGCGCAGGTGGCCGCGCGTAAAACGTTGTCTGCATCAGTCGCAGGTAACAGCGCTCAGCTGGACCGTATTGATGAGGTAATCGTTAACGAGAAGGAGGCAACGGCGCGCTCTCTGCTGAGCCTGCAGACGGACGTCAACGGCAACAAGGCATCCATCAACAGCCTGAATCAGACGTTCTCCGACTATCAGCAGGCTACGGCCACGCAGATAAACGGCATTACGGCGACCGTGAACGGGCATACCTCAGCCATCACCACTAACGCTCAGGCGATAGCCAACGTTAATGGCGACCTCAGCGCGATGTACAACATCAAGGTATCGGTCGATTCAAATGGGCGACAGTATGCTGCCGGAATGGGAATCGGCGTCGAGAACACGCCAGAGGGTATGCAGTCACAGGTGATGTTCCTGGCTGACCGTTTCGCCGTCATGACCCAGGCCGGAGGTGATGTTACGCTCCCATTCGTTATTCAGAATGGGCAGACAATCATCAGGGATACGGTGATTGGTGAAGGTACGATCAATAACGGAAAAATCGGCAACTATATCCAGTCCTCAACCTGGGATGGCTCGGGGAATGTTGGCTGGCATATCAATAAATCCGGTTATGCCGTTTTCAATAACGTCACCGTGCGTGGAACTGTATATGCCACTAACGGCAGCTTCAAAGGGTCAGTCGAGGCGACCACTTTTGTCGGTGACATTGCAAACGTCGGGATTGGAAGTGACGTGAATATTTCCGGCGGCGGGGTTGGGTCACAAACAATCACGTTTACGGATTCCTCAACATCAGCACTCGGTAAATCAGCACTTCTTGAGGCATTGATTTTCGTTTCTTCACTGTCTGGTACCACAACAGTCTCCATAACTCTCAACATCAACGGGAATACACGTGACTTGGGCAAAATCAATGTTCCTGCCGGGACTGGTGGGCTTTGGATGACCGTAAGACATGCAGTAAGGGGGATCACATCAGCGACTGTAACCGGGACCATCACGGTCATAGGAACAGGAACAGCCAGTAAGACGATATCAGCACCGACATTAACCATTACCCGCGGTACCGGCTCATTTGCCTGATCTTTCTGACATTCAACCTGATTTATAGCCCGCTAAGAAAACAGTCCAACTTTAAGGGAGCAGTTCATTCGGCGGGTTTTTTATTGTCTGGAGAATATATGCTTTATAACACTGGCACCATCGCCATCAACGGAAATACCGCCACTGGAACGGGCACAAACTGGACTGCACCGGCCACTCAGGTTCGTGCTGGTCAGACGATTATCGTTGCGTCAAACCCGGTGCAGATGTTCCAGATTACAACTGTCGACGGCGCGACATCCTTGACCGTTACGCCTGCTGCATCACCGGCGCTGAGCGGCCAGAAGTATGGAATTCTTGTGTCGGACAATATTTCGGTCGACGGACTGGCGCAGGCCATGTCTCAGCTCATCAAAGAGTATGACGAGAATATCGGTGCATGGGAGACGTTCGCTACTACCTCAGCGAACCAGATTATCACTGTAACCATCAACGGTACCTCCGTGAATATTCCGGGTATTGGTGGCCTGGCTCGAAAAGGGGCAAACAGCGATATCACGGAGCTGAAAGGGCTCACTACTGCGCTTTCTATTGCGCAGGGCGGGACCGGGGCAACGAACGCTGCAGACGTTCGCACAAACCTCGGTTTGGGAAGTGCGGCTCTACTAAACGATTCAGAAGCTACAGGAGCTGTCCTGAAAAGAGGGGTAGGAATAATCAACAACGACAGAAGTGGAGATGCATCCGTCTTCGGTTTTCTTGCTCAGATAGGTTTTGGTTCATATCGATTTAATGCAGCTCAAACTGAGCAGATGCAACGCTATTCGACGGGCATATATGCAAATTGCAGTGATACTCACGCTTTCTTGCAGGTTGATTATCATTCTGGCATCGTAGATGCTTGGGGGGGCTTGGGTCAGGTATCAACTGGAATTGCCTTAGTAAAAAACAGACTATATGGAACAGCAAATACCACCAAAGCCAGCGACGGCACATTGAAAGCTGCCTCTCCCGTTGCCCGTATTGTAGCGAGCGAGGAAGAGTGCCAGCGCCCCGATATAGCGGAGGATGGTTTTTCATGGTGCGGCTGTGGTACGGCGAACGCAGAGGCTGAAGGAGTCAAAATTTCCCGGCTCGATGTTGGTGTTTATGTGCTGACTGGTTCGGCAGGTCTGGCATCTGAGGGGTGGCAGTTACTGCCTCCGATGGACCCTGGCGGCATGGGAGAGCTGGGCGTGGTTGAGGCAGAGCAAGCCGACAATGGCGAGCTGACAATCCGCCTGTTCAAGCGCAAATACATGCTGAGCGATGACGGAGAGATCATCAAAACCAAGGGAGAACTGATGGATGTCCCGGCGAACAGCTGGATCGATGTTCGCCTGGATATGCCTTCAGACTCTCTGTTTAACCAGCGAATGAGCCCGGAGCCGGAGGCTTAGCGTCTACCTCTAATGCGCTGACGCGGATTGCCAGGGCTTTAATTGCAGCCAGCGCATCGAGCAACATTGGAGTCTGATCGAGGTGCAGCAGGCCGCCTATTTCTTTAACGTACTCGGGATCAATCGTTTCAATCTGCTGAGATATCACTCCGCGCCGTGGGGTCTGCGTTTCATCATCCTTAAAAGTGAAGTGCTTGAACTCCATCCGGCAAATATTCATCAACGCCTCTTCTGGATCGAGGTCATCACCGATGTTTTTCATTGTCTTATCAGACACGGCTGAAGTCATGATCTCCTTCCATGGTGCCCAGGCATTGGTATTAAACCCACGGTAAAAAAACCGCCCGGCATCCGTTTGAGTGGCATAAGGCAACATAAATTGAGTCGATGCCCCGCTGCTGCCAGCAATGCGGACATAGTTCTGAATGTACCCGTATCCACTAGCCGCAGGAGGGTTTACGGCATTCGTAAAGTTGATGAGGTTTGGAAACACGCCGGGGTTTCGCGCATCGTTCAAATTGATGGTGTTTGAGGGCAGTGACGAGTCAATCAGGAAGTACCTGTAAGCATCCACCGGCCCACCGAGCCCACCCACAACCTGAACGCTTCCTTCGCTCGTCCCAACGTCCTTTGTCGCACTACTTCCCAAACCGACGTTTTATAGATTGCCCTTCGCCAGCCATGCCGATAACTTCACCTGATTTTTTCGTAGCAAAAGGTGGATAAAATAAATGCAATATGGGTACGCAAGGGTATCAACTTTTGACCAAAATCTTGAATTACAGTTAGAGCACTTAATCGATTAGAATGTGACCGAATTTTTGAAGATAAAATATCCGGTTCAAAATCAAAACGCCCAGGGCTGGATAAGATGATGAAGCTACTACGACCAGGCGATACCGTTATCGTCTGGAAGCTTGATCGGCTTGGTCGGTCCCTCATTCACCTTGTGGATTTATTGCGTTATTTCCGTGCGAACAAGATTGAATTTGTTTCAATTACTGAAGGGATAAGAATCAGCACTTCAATAGGCCGTTTCGCATACACCATGCTGAGTGCAGCAGCAGAAATGGAAAGGGAAAACATTATTGAAAGAACGCGTGCAGGTTTAGCTGTGGCGAGGGCAAAGGGGAGAATCGGAGGCAGGCGACCAAAGCTTACTCCAGAACAATGGGCGCAGGCGGGGCGTTTGATCGCAAACGGCGTGGACAGAAAACAGGTGGCAATTATCTATGATGTGGCCGTATGTACTTTGTATAAGAAATTTCCCGCCTCATCTTTTATCAATGACTTATCCACGAGAGAGGATTTATAGGCAATATCGAGATTGACCATTTTCATCTTCGAAATATACTGTATACATGCACAGTATTTTGTGAGGTAATGATGGCACGTACAGCAGACATAAAAACAGCGTTTACCGAGTCCATTCAGTTAAATCCTAAAGGCTACCGTTATCTCACCACGGATAGCTTTATTGAGAAACTGCGAGAGTTTAACTGGCACTTTAGCCAGGAAGATGCGAACTCGTGGATTGAGCGCTATCAGCCTGACTTCGCTGACAAGACAACTGACAGCAGCAACAATCGTTACTGGATCCTGCGTAATATGGGGAGGGTACACTGATGGGGTTTCCTTCACCGGCAACGGATTACGTTGAGCAACAGCTTTCTCCGTCCATACTCTGCGATATAGGTGAGGATAGTAGGGTGATCGAAACTGATATCGGGTTTGCGGTTATCGAACCTGTAGTGAAAAAGACACCTGGCGATGTGTTGTTGATTCTGTGTGATGGCCATACACAGTTTGCCAAACTTATGGGTGAGGCACTTATTTCTAACGATGGTGAAGCTATAGAAGGCACCGCGCTGGAGGAAGTACAGGTACTTGGTCGAGTTACATTCTTCATAAACAGCATGATAAATGATGACCGTCCGGTTTGAACACCCAATAACTTCAGGACAGAAGTGATTAATAATTTATCCCCTCTATATAACAGAGGGGATAAGCAACATTATTTTTTATTTTTTATTTTTTATTTTTTATGAGAGTTTCTAATTTATCGAGATTTTGGTTAACTTTTTCGGCTTCAAGTTCCGATTCAAGTAATGCTTCTATTTTTTTCATTAAGTTAGAAGGTATCTTTCTGTTATCTATTTTTAAGGTGATGAAGTTCCCCTTATATTTAGCGATAACGCCCTCACCATATGTCTTTTCGGTCTTAGGTTCGCTTTTCTTTTCTACAAGAGTTACGTCTTGTAGTATTTGTATAATTCTCGCAGGTTCAAAATCTTCACCTGCTTGCTTCATGCGGAGCAGCTGCCGCGCAGCATCTAGCATAGTTTGCTCATTCCCCTGATAAACTTTGGAAAGAGCATCACCGGCGCGAGCTGATAGCTCTCCCGGATGTTTGAAGATAGACAAGATCTCCTTCGGCAACTTGGCAGTATTCATGCAGCGGTTGACGATATTTCTGTCGATCCCCTCCGCTTCAGCCAAGGCTTTCACATTCCCATCAAATTCTTTAAGGCGGCGTAAGTAGCGTTTCCCGCGCTCGTAGGAACTGGTTGGTCGATAGTCGTTACCTACCTGCGACAACCACTGCATTTGCTCATCATCCAGGTCCCCCACGAGAACCCGATAATCGCTACCCGTTATGATGGCCGTTTTACGGCGGCGTGAGCCATCGGCAATCTCTATAATTCCTGACGTTCTTCTGGCTAACGCGGGGTTCTGCTGTCCTGAAGTTAGAAATGAAGGGATAAGGTCGGCCAGCGCTGATTCGTTCAGCAATTCCTGATCACGTTCATTACCGAGCCAAACCATTGTGGCCATCTCAACCTTATCAGCAGGAATGGTTTCCAGCTTAAAGGCCACGTTGCGGCCACAAACTGGCAGCGTAATACTGTTCCCCGACAACGAACCCAATTTGCTCTGTAAGTCACCAACTATCGGCGAAACAGACGGCGCTTTTTGCGGAGCATGATGGGTGTTACTCATAAGCGTTTCGATGTTGGGCGCATTTTTTAAAATAGAGCGCTGCTTCATAATTATTCCTCCCAACGTGGTTTAATCAGGTCTTCGAAAATTTCTTTGCATACAGGTTCCCAGATGGCTACAGCATTTCGCCAGGCATTTAGGGTTGAGCGTTGATTTGCTGCTTGCTCAAATACTGTACGCATTTTTATCTGCCCTTTGCCTACTTCATCAGTTACCCGAACAACTTGCCGTAGCACCATCGCTCCCCAGGTATTCCGTATTTGCTCTTCCATCCATCGGGATTGGTTGCCGGTTGTCAGGCTGTATTTGGTAAGGAGCAAGCGAACCACGGGTTCGAAGCCACCTAAATCTACGGTTTCAAGCAGGTCGAGCATCATTGTGAAAAATTGCAGAACTGACGCGTAGTCGAACAGCTCTGCAGGGGTAGCGACAACGATGACGTCAGCAGCACAGACAACGTTAATAGTTCCTGTACCAAGATGTGGGGCGCTGTCTATGACGATTATGTCGTAGTTATCCCACACAGATTCGATAGCAGCACGTAGCATCAGATGCGGGGGATGAGGTAGCTTCCCCTCGGAATGGTACTGCATCAGATCTGTTTCAATGCGGTGAAGAGCCAGGCAGCTGGGGATAATGTCGAGGCCAGGCCAGCATGTTGGTTTTATCGCATATTCAGCGTTGTCACGTTTACCGAGGTAAAACGGAAGCAGGGTATCGTCTGCGTGAATGTGTAAGTCAGGAACGTAACCGTGATACATAGACGCCGTGCCTTGAGGGTCATTCCCCTCAACAAGCAGGACGCGGTGTCCTTGTAAGGCTAACCATTGAGCCTGGTGTACCGCAGATGAAGTTTTATACACCCCTCCTTTATGCGACATAACGGAGAGTACAACCGGGTTTTTATCATCTGGTCTCTGGTTTGGGTTGCCAAAAACGCTCCGCATATTGCTAATTTGGTCAATGGTATAACCTGCGCGACGCTCTACACGGCCCCTCATTTCAAAATCAGGTGCAGGTAGTCGGCCAGCTTTTTCCGCATCCCTGATAGCCTGCGGTGTTACGCCAATCAGGTCAGCAACTTCAGTAATGCCCCAGCGGCGAGTGATACGACGCGCTTCCGGGCTGTCATCGCCGAACTGTGCGATAGCAATAGCGCGCGTCATTTCTTGGCCGCGATTGATGCAGTCTTTCAGCAAATTAATTAACGACATCCTATTTCCTCTCAAACTTGCCATTATCTTTGTGTTTTTTATCATACTTTACGTTTTTTAAGCAAAGCAACATAAAAAACGCAAAGCTGATAAGAAAACGCAAAGTTAATGATTCAACCAAATATGTGATGCGCTACAGAAGCCATTTAGTCTCATCTAAGCGCATCGTCATCACCGTAGTTGGCATATACAACATCTAACATATTGAAAACAAAGTATCTTTATAAGAATCAATTACTGCCAGAAGTTAAGCGAACATGTCATATTTTTTACTCGCTATACACTTCTTAGCTTCTTCCCCTCCTCCTCGATTGTAAGAAAACATAATTCAAGAACAATAAAACCTCCGATAAACACTACTATCCAAGAACACTATAACAGAACATGATTTCGGAATGCAACACAATCGAATCACAACGTAAGAACATAAGCACACTAACAGGTCACTATTTAGGAACATATCAGCACACAATCGCCCATTATACGCGCGTATAATGGGTTA